ATTGCAGATACCTCTGAAGATACAACGATAAAGTTAGCACCACCTCTCAAAGTAGATTTGTGGATTTGAGCAGAAATCTGATTGATTTTAGTAATCAATGTTTGATTCCATTCTTTTTGAGTGTAAGCATTGAAACCACCACTAGAAGTTCTTTTCCAACCGTTGTAGTCCCATCTCAATTGCCAAGCCGCACCTTTTCTAAGGTCTCTTAGAATCTCTCTATCAATCTCAGCAGCTACTTGCTCAGACAATAAAGCCGTAAGTTCAGCCTCAGCATCAATGTTATGGAATGCACTAACGTCTTGTGCTAATTCAGGTGACCAAGTTGCTCTTAGTTTTCTTTCTGTTACAGATACAACAACTTCATCAAGTTCAAAAGAAACTTCACCCATTTCTGTAGCGAATTCTAATGATGCGTATTGCATCCAAGAAACTGAGAATGTTGCTGCGGAAGTAGATCCTGAAGTTGCCCCAATATAACCATCGAAAGTGTTCGCAGAACAACTAACACAAGCAGGTGTTTTAAGATCAACTTCAACTAATAGACAACCATCAGGTGAACAAATATCACCATAGTCAACGATACCTCTACCATATTTTTGTGCTACTAATCTAAATGGTACTTCACCACCATTAGCAATAACATTATTACCACTACCGTCACCAGCAACTAAGTCTTGATCAGATGTAATTTTTAATGACGCTAAGAAAGCTTCTGTATCCATTTCATTACCATCAGGTCCTGTAAGTCTTCCTGGATTAGTTTCAGAGAAACCTGTAATACAGAAAGTAAGACTTCTATATGAACCATCAGCAGCAACTGGTTGATCAGCAAAAGCAGTATCAACTGTTTGTCCGTTAGCACTTAGGATAACAGGGTTATAACCAGCACCATTAGAAGAATCTATAATTGTTGGTGTACCTTTAGAAGCATCAAATAAACCATCATTGTAGTATAAATCATAAAGATTTTTTTGTCTAAATGTAGTTACAATATCTCCTGGTGTACAAGAAGAAAATACACATTCTTGTTGTGGTAATGCAGGACCATTCAAAGGAACTTGACTGGTAGATGTTTTAGGTACAAAGTAGAATAATTTTCCGATTGGCATGTTCATCGCTTGTACCGATACGATATCGTTAGCCAATAATTTAGAGAATACTCTTCTTACGATTGGGAAAACTACTGTCTCAAAAGAACCAGATGAACCTGCATCAGTAGATTCATTTAGTAAAGAAGACGCTTGGTTTTCGTACAATTGTGCGATGTTTTCTCTTACGTGACCTTTTAAACCTTCTAGGAAACCTAGTTTGTTCCATTTATTGATGGTTTTAGATCTAATTTGTTTTAGGTGTTCAAGTCCGATATTTCCAACTTCACCTGAGTTTAACAAATGTCCCATTTTTTTATTAATTTAAGTTTTGTTATTGTTATTATTATGAAATTCTTCTCATTAAATCTTTAATTGCTGAAATTTGTGGATCAACATATGCAGTTGATTCGTTCAAATTAGTCGCAGAAGATTTAATAGTTTTATTAACTTTTCTTTCAACAGACTCATTAATTGGTGCTTTTCTTTCTAATTCGTTTTTAACTGATTTGTAAATAGATTTAGATTCTTTAATAGATTCTGCATTATCGAATCTTTTAAGAATATCCATCTTTTCATTTTTAGTTGTTGTATGTTCAGTAAATAATCTATTAACATACGCTAAATTAGTGTTGAAAAGTGCCACTTCATTAAGTTTGTTTTTGAATACTTTGAGTGCTTTCTTATACTCTTCGTTTTTAGATTTTAACTCATTGTATTCTTTTAAAAATTTATTTTCAGAAACTCTATCGGATTTTCTGTTTGTACGATTAAGAGTTTTACGAGGTTTTCTATTTTCAGAAAATCTAGAACCATCTCTCCTAGTAGGGTTATGTGACGCTCCGTGTCTACGGTTACCTTGTCTAGCATAACCTCTAGTTCTTGCAAGTCCTTCTCCTAAATCTTCCTCTTCTTCATCAATGTGCATTCCTTCTTCCATGTCTTCCATTTCATCCATAGATTTTTTTCCATAACCTTCTTTTTTCATGTTATGAATCATTTCCATCATGTCGTCATCTTCATTTAGTTCAATTTCATACATAACTTCTTCCATGTCATCATCTTCATACATAGGTCCAGAACCACATTCTGAACAATACTCTTTTTCGTTCATCATTTCATCCATAGATTCTTTGATGAAATACGCTTTGTTTGTACCGTTGTCTCTTAGAAAGATACCATCTGAATCTTTTACTACTTCTATTTCAGTATCATCAGGTGCTGCTTGAAATACTTGTACGATTGCATCATCACTTGCACCTCTCATATCAAGTACATCATCACCCATATCCATACCCATAGAAGATAAATCTAAGTCCACATCCATATCCATGTCTGTGTCCATTTCAACGTCATCCATTTCTTCACCTGCATCTAAATCTAAATCGGTGTCTAAGTCTAAGTCGACTTCTTCCTCATCACCCATTTCCATTTCTGCATCAAGATCTAAATCAACGTCATCTTCCATTTCCTCAGATTCATCAGATTCATCATCTAAATCTAAATCAACGTCATCCATTTCCATATCATCTTCGGACCCTATTTCAATATCTTCTTCTTCTTGTTCTCTAAGAGAAGACTCTACGATATTTTCAATTTCTTTCGACATATGAACCGAAAGCATTTCTTTTGTATTGGCTTTTAAGGCATCCTCTAAAGTCTTTGCTTCCAACAAAGCTTCTTCAATGATAGATTTTGTTTTTTGAGCCATTTTTTAAATTTTAATTTATTATATTATTATATGTGAATACAACATATATGTATTCAAATATAAATATGCGGTTTTTACCAAAAAAACCTGATTTTTAAAAAAAAATTAATCTAAAAGGAAATTATTTAGAGAATCATTAAGAATTATATTCTCATTTTTTGATTTAGATTCTGACATTTGTTGTTCTCTGGATGGTTGTTCACTATAAATCCAAGACCCCGGTGTGGATGGAGATGTAACAATATCCCAACAAATCAATTCAAAATCATCTTGTACTATATTTTTTCCATTTTCTTTTTCTAGTGAACCAACACCTCTTGATGATACACCAATTTTAAGTCCTTTTCTTAGGTAGTTTGCAACTCTATCACCTTCACAAGAAATAATACCTTGATTTACAAAACCAGGTGACATAATAATTTCCAACTTACCCATAAGAACATTACCTTCCCACCATAAGTCAATAACATTGTGAGAAATTCTACTAACGGCAACAATAGAAGACTCTGGGTGATCCGCCTCACCTAACGCTCTTTTTTCTTTAATAAGTTTAAGATAATTTTCTGCCTCTTTTCTTAATATATTTTCAGGATAAACTCTTTCATTTCTATTTTCAACACCGTATTTTTGCATAACGGCATAAACTACTAAAGGTTCTTCTATTATTGGTTGTCCTTCAGTTAGTTTACTTACTTCATTAATGAAATGTCTATTATCTTTAGGTGAGATATAACCTGCGTCATATTCTATTAGTATACCTTTTTTATTAAGTTGATTCTTTTTTATTATTTCCATGTTAAATGATATATTTCTTAATAAATATATCAATAACTGAAAAAAGGTTATTTTACAAATCTATGTTGAAACAAATTTAATTGATCACCAATTAATGGTACTATAGGTTCAACAAATTTTTTTGTCTTATAAAAGGTAAAATGTTTATTTCTATCAATAACATCCAAAACATTATATAATATTCTTTTAGTGTTTTTTAGAATATCTTTATCGTTTATAGGTAGGAATTTTTTTTGATATAATGTTAATTCACAAGACATAAAACTTCTTTTTATTGGGTTAAATCCCGAAGTTCTCATATCTAAATCTACGATATATTTGTTATTATAGAAATAATCTTCGTTAATTGTTTTATTGATAGATGTTCTTATATTCTTTCTTAAACCATTAACAAAACTTTCGTAATTTGTATCTTCGTCATATTCATTTAACTGACCCCAAGCAGATAATGCGATATATATACTTTTAGAATCTTTATTGTTAACAGTACCAATTTTTGTTTTATAATTGTCGGATAGGTTTAATTTTAATTCTTTCCCTAGTTTCATTCATCATATTATTACATTTTTTGTTATTAAATAATGGAATAATAATAATAAATTTTTTATAAAATGTCAAAAAATATAATATTTTATATTATTTTAAAGATTGGTTTAAATCGTAAAGTTTAACAATATTCTCCTTAATGTTATCGGAATCAAATTCCATAGATAAAATTTTATCTTTAACCTGTAGAAGTTTTTCTTTTAGTTCTAAATCAGTTGTTTCATTTAATTTTACATTAACTGAGTCAACGCATTCTTTTTTAAGGTTTTTATAAACATCCATTTTTTCATCATTATTCCCATTCAATAATGTTTTTAAAATGGTTTTTTCTGATTCATTAAGATTTGAAAATCTTGCGTTAAATTTATTTAGTGCCAAATCAGTTACAACTGTTAATGGTAAATCAACCTTTTGGAAGATAGGTTCTTCTTTTTCTTCTTTAATTAACATACTATTAGATATAGTATTTATGTATTCATTTATTTTTTCTATGTTAGAAGGAGATTTTTTTGTTTTTACTAAATACTCTACACTATCATAAAAAGAATCATTTTCAGTAACAATCTGTTTATTTCCTAATATCTTTTTGAAATAGATATTTCCGTATTTTAATTCTGTTTCATTCAACTCTTTCAAAAGAGAAATATTTTCTTTCACGTATTCTTTTGCCTCGTCTAAATTATCAAACTTTTTAGTTTGTAAATTTTTATATAATAAAAATTGATCAGATAAATTTCTACTCTCTTTTAATTTTTTTAAAAATTTTGAAAATAATTTTTTACCGTTATTATCTTTTTTAATAACTGATTCCAATATTAGTTTATTAAATGTATCTTTTAAATTACCAAATTTCTCCATAATAGTTTTTATTTATAAATATATCATTACTTGATTAAATCATCAATTTGTTTAGTTATATCCTCTATTTTTTTATTTAGTTTGTCTGTATTATCCTCTACATTATCTAAATCATAGACATTTTTTTTATTTTCTAAACTTTCAGTTAATCTTTTTAAATATATATTTTGATATTTTTTAATTTTGTTTTCGTATAATTTTTTATTTTGTTCTAATAATAAATTATCTTTTTTATTAATAGATTCTTCTGTAGGTGCTGGTTCACCCGTTTCAGGTGCACCACCTGTATCTTCACCACCACCGAAGTCAAATCCACCACCAGTATCTTCACCACCTGTATCTGCACCTACTTCCGCTTCACCCGCACCACTAATTAATGCGTCGAAATCTCCATAAAGTTTATCAACCCTATCAAAGATACCCGTTTTCTTAATTACTTCCGCAGTTTGTTCCATTTCAGCAGCCGCAGCTTTCTCTAATCTTTGTTGTTCTAAATCTAATCTTATATCTTCTTCAGACATACCTAAGATTTCTTTTTTCGCTCTAGTCATAGACATTGCACCAAAACCATTACCTGCATCTGATACTGCATCTTTATATAATGTTACTTTTGACTGTGTTTGTTCAACTTGTAACATTTCTGCTTGTGTAGATGGGTTATTTAATGTTATTGTGAAATTTTCTAATTCATCTTCCAACCCTAAAATGTATAAATGTATTATTGCAATTTTATTTAATTCTTGCAACATAGTTTGTTGTACCCTATTAATAGTTCTAGAAAATCTTATATCTTGTAACGCTAAATTTTTACCTTCACCATTAGCCTCTTCAAAACCTAAAAATGGTTTTGGTACTCTCAATGCAGTAAATAATTTTTTCTGTAAATATTGTATATCAGCAATCTCAGACAAATTAGTTGCACCCGCCAATGTGTCTATAGGACTAGGTGCGTTTGGATCTCTAACAGGAATGAAATAATCTTGATCCTGTGCCATTTGATTATATCTCGTATCAATCTGTCCTGTGTTCTGATCAATTACTGGTGTCTTTTTAAAATTATTTGCAATCTTTTGTACATAAGATGGAACATCTTGTTCGTCAATGTTACCAACATAAATTTTAAAAATTCTTCTTTCTGGTGCCCTGGTAACCCTATAAATTAACATAGCATCTTCCGACAATAATAATTGTTTCCAAATACGTCTTGCCTTTTCTAACATTGATGTACCATAAGGTAATCTTCTATCATCACCTAATAATCTAAAATGTGCAATTTGCCAAGCGTTAAAT